TAGCCGGTTCGGCGCGCTCCGCTAAGAAGTCCGTAGCCAACCCTTGAAGGGGTCTGGCCATGGCCATCACTACCGTACAAGCCCAAAATAAACTCATCGTCTTCCGCAAGGAAGTCACACGAGAATACATCCGGCAGAACCTGTTTAGCCCGTATGTGGGCACAGAACTCACCGCGATCATCCGCGTCATCAATGACCTGAAAAAAGGCGGCGAGCAGATCAATATCCCGCTGGTCGCAAGGCTCAAGGCCAACGCGATCTCGACCGGAACGCTCGTCGGCAACGAAGAAAATATCGACAATTTCGGCGATCGGATGTGGATCGACTGGGCGAGAAACGCCGTCCGCATCCCGAAGTCCGAAGAGCAGAAGTCGAGCATCGACCTATTCGGCCAGGCGCGTCCGCTGCTCGAAGACTGGGGCAAGGAGCTCCAGCGCAACGAGATCGTGGACACGTTCAACACGATCCCGATCCAGAACACACAGCCCGCCGGTCTCGGCTCTGCCGGCGGCCAGCGCGTCAACGGCGCGTTTTTCGACGCGGCAACCCCAGCACAACGCAACACATTCACCACCGACAACTCCGATCGCGTCCTGTTTGGTGGCAGCCAAGGCAACCTGTCGCCAGGCAACTGGGCAACCTCGGCCGCTAATGTCACGTCCGGCATGACCTTCAGCGCCGCCGCGGCAAATAAGATGAAGCGGCTGGCCAAAAAAGCCAACCCGAGGATCAGACCCTACAAGCTGAAAAACGGCCGGGAATATTTCGTGGTCTTCGTGGGGTCTAATTGCTTCCGCGACATCCAGCTCGACACCACGATCATCAACGCCAATACCCAGGCGCGTCCGCGTGAAGGCGACGGGCTCGACAAGAACCCGCTCTTCCAAGACGGCGACCTGCTCTACAACGGCATGATCTTCCGCGAGATCCCAGAGTTGGATATCCGTCTGCCCACGACCTACACCACCGCGGGCGCCGGCGGCATCCAGATCGCGCCCGTGTTCATGTGCGGACAATCCGCCATGGCCTGGGCGTGGGGCAGAATGCCTCGCCCGACGTTCTTGAAAGAGGACGACTACCAGTTCTTCCGCGGCGTCGGCGTCGAAATGGCCTATGGCCTCAAGACCATCGCCAAGGCAAACCCGGCCGGAAACTACAAGAGCTGGGGTATCTTCTACGGATATTTCGCCTCGGCGAATGACACATAAGAGCCGCGGCTGCCCTCGCGGTTCTATCGGCCCGGCGCTGCTGCTCGTCAGGAGACGGCAGCGTCGGTTCCGCCGTTCCATCCACATCAACGAAAGCCAATCCCATGAAGAACTTGATCTCGCGGGTGAGCGGCGGATTACTTGCCGGCCTCGCTCTTGCTCTGCTTGTCGTCGGATCTGGACTCTATGTCGCGGCTCAACCCGTGTTCTCGCCGCGCATATTCCCGACCCAGCAAGTCCACTACATGCGGTTCCCGGTCAACTTCAATTCCTGCCCACTCCCTGCCGCGGCCGGCAACTGCTCCTATAAAGTCGGCGCAGTTCCATACAATTCATGGATCCTGCGCGGCGTCCTCGAGGTATTCACCTCGTTCAACTCCACCACCACCGACACCGTTGCATTGAGCACGGCTTCCGGCACGGGTGCATTGCTGGTGGCGGGAACTTCGACGCACGGCGCCGCCGGTGTCACGCAATTGACCATCGTCACGGCGACCGGCCTCGGTGTGCAATCGACCGGCAACAACATCGCCCAGACCGGGAGCAATGGCGGCTTCGATATCTGGGCAAATATCGCGTATACAGGCGCCACGGCCGCAACGGCTGGAGCCGCCGCCATCGTGTTGGAATACGCCGCTCCCAATGACGGACTATGCGGGCCGGTCGCACTCGGCGCCACCGCTCCCGGCTGCTGAGGGGACACTCTGGTCCCCATGCAATGGGGCGGGATCTCCCGCCCCTTCCTTATGAAAGGATAAATCCATGAGCCTAGCCAATAACGCTGTGCTGAATAGCCTTTCGCTCGCCGGTACGGTGCTCGACGACAATCAGACCGCCGGCGGCGCCACCGGCGTGACCGTGCAAGCCGGCGCCACCTCGATACTCGGCGAGGGCATCCGCGTGCTGCGCGGCGGCGCCGGCACCAGCGTCATCCTCAAGAGCGTCCTCTCGGGTGATGCCGGACCCATGGTGTGGGTCATCAATGACGGCCCCAACTCGATCAATGCCTTCCCGGCCGTAGGCGAGTTCAACAACGGCGTCGTCAATCAGGTGCTCGCCGTTCCGGCCGGTCAATCCGCCATTTTCGTGCGCGTCCCCAACAATCTCGCGGGGAGCAGCAGCGGATGGCGTAGTTCGGTGGTTCCTTAGCGATAGAGGTGAGAAATGAACAGCACCGCAGAACTGAACCGCGCCAAGACCGCCGAGCCGAAGGCCGAGATCAAGGTCACGTTCCATCCCGGCCCCGAGGACAAGTCGCAGGCGACCGTGAATGGAATTCTTTTTGTCGCCAACAAGCCCGTTGTGATGTCGCGGAAAAACAAGCGGCATTACTTCGAGGACGACATGCCCCAACACCATGTCGCGGCAGACGGAACCCATACCACGCGCACCGTGCATACACTTACCTTCATGCCGGATCGGCTGAAGGACAATCCGTTTTTCGAGGTCGAAGGGTTCCCGCGATTCATCAAACCGATCGCGCACGGCCGCAAGCCGCAAACCGCGGAAGAATACCGCTCCTGGGCGCAAGCCTGGTTCGCGGCGGCGGGCACCGATGGCAGCGACGAGCAGACCCCGCGGGAAATGATCAGTCGCTGGGACGACGAGAAATCGATGCGTGAGCGGATCGGCGTCGGCGAGGAGGATATTGCGATGCTGCGGCCGTTCTTCGACATGAAGGTCGAGCAGATGAACAGCAATCTCGGCATCAAGCACGCCAGCAATGACGGCGGGGATATGTAATGGCTCCCTACGCCGGCCAGTACCGCACAGTCAACGACCTGATTGACGAGACGCTGGCGAAACTGGGCGTGAAGTCGGCCGGGCAGCCTACCGATCCAGAGGACTACAACTACGTCTTCTCGGCCTACGACGGTATCCTGCGCAAACTGGCCGGCTTGGAAATCATCACGCTGTCGAGCTACGATACCAGTTCCGTTCCGGGCGCGTGGTTCCTCGATCTCGCCTCCATCATCGCCGGCGAGGTATGCCAGAAGTTCAGCTACACCGGGCAGGACCGCACCGACATGATGAATGCGGGGCTCGGCGACGGCGTGACGGTCGAGATCGGCGGCGGCGCCGCCGCCAAGTCGCTCAAGCAAATGACCAGGCTCAAGCCCACGCTCGAGCCGCTCAAGGTTGACTATTTCTGATGCCGAATACCCCCTATATCCCGATTCCATGGCCGTTGAGCTCGTTTCCCGGATCGAACCTGCATCCCGGCGACAACACGCAGGAATCGGCCGGGAGGATCATCAATCGATACGCAGAAGCCTTGGGCGAGGCGCAGCATCCTACCGGACCATCACCGCAAGTCTGGCGACGATCGCCTGGGCTGACACGCCACGCCGTCACGTCCCAGACCGGCTATCGCGGTGGTCTGATCGTCAACAATCTGTCCTATGAGGTGTGGAACAACAACCTATCGACGGTCGACGCCGGCGGCGGCGTGACCTCGCTCGGCAGCATACCGGGGACGGCTCCTATCAGCATCGCGCGCGATCTGGCCGTCACCGTCGATGTCGTGATCGTCAGTCCGGGGGATGGGGCGTTCACGTCGACCGGTGGGGCGGCGCCCGTCTCCTACAACGGCGGCGGCGTGCTGCCGCAGCCTAACAGCGTGGCGTTCCAGGATGGCGTCTTTCACTTCACGATCGCGGACGGCCGGGTGTTCGCCTCGGGGATCAATGCACTGACGCAGAACGCGCTCACGTTCGTCAAACTGCAATCGAAGTCAGATGTCGTCCTGCTCCGCGGCATTGCCTTCAACGGCATGATGTACTTTTTCACCACGGGCGGCTGCGAGGTCTGGCAGGACACCGCGGCTCCGACACCAGCCTATCCTTATACGAAATTCATGACGCTGGCCTATGGGCTGGTGCAGCAGAGCGCAATCGCGGGATGGGAAACCGGCTTCGATGACCTGATATGGGTGGCGCAGGACTTCAACGTCTACCGCCTGCCGTACAATACGCTGCAGCCGGGTCCGGCGATCTCGCCGCCGGCGCTCAACACGCTGATCGAGTTCGCGGTCAAGGCCGGCGATACGATCAAGGCCGGCGTCCACATCTCGGCGGGTCGTAAATTCTGGACGCTCACGTCCTCGACCTGGACCTGGCAGTTCAACCTCTCGACGCAGAAATGGAACGAGCGGCAGAGCTTGAATGCCATTACCGGACTTTACGGGCCGTGGCGCGGCGTCGGCGGTCACAACGCCTTCGGCAAATGGCTGATGGGCGATACGCAATCAGGAAACCTGCTGTTTACCGATAGTCAGAACTTCACCGAGGATGGGGCACCGCTGCGCTCGCGGATCGAGAGCGGGCCAGTGAGCGCATTCCCCGGCCAGACCAGGATCGCGCGCGCGGATTTCAATTTCGTGTTTGGCGTCGGCGAGAACGTCGCCAACTTCGTCACCAACGTGGTCGGGACGGCGGCCTCGCCTTCGCATCTGGTCCGGCTGCAGGTCATCTCGAGCTCGGGCATGAAGACCGGCGATCAGGTCAACGTCAATGGCGTCGGCGGCACGACCGAGGCCAACGGGACTTGGTCGGCGACCATCGTCGACCCGACGCACATCGATCTGCAAGGCTCGCTGTGGGCCAATGCCTTCACCTTTGGCGGCACGGTTACCGATGTCACGGCGCCGCCTAACATGGTCGCTCCAGTGTGCGCAATATCGTGCTCGAAGGACGGCGGCATCACCTGGGACTATCCTGCAATCCGGCAGATCGGAACCCAGCAGCATGTCAAGGGCGTGCGCGCCTCGGTGAAGTCGCGCGGCATGTCGGGCATCCAGGGCGTGCGCTGGCGGGTCGATTGCAGCGATAGTGTCTATGATGGTTTTTTAGGTGGTACTATGAGTACAAATCCACTGGAGCCTCCACCGTAATGCCGTTACCTGCAGCAGAGTTGCCATCACAAGCCGCGTTGCTTGCGTGCTTCGACTACGATCCAATTACTGGCGTTCTGCGCTGGCGTCGTCGTGAGCCGACGAAGCAAGGGATGAAGATCGCCAACGGCAAATGCGCCGGCAAGCCTGCTGGGTATGTTCGTGAGGGGAAATACATTGCTGTCCAGTTGAATGGTGTCACCTACTACGCGCATCGCATCATCTGGAAAATGGTCACAGGTGACGATCCGCCGGATTGGATAGATCACGAGGACGGCGACGGAACCAACAATAGATGGCCCAATATGAGAGCGGCTACCCACGCTCAGAATATGTGGAACACTTCTATTTTCAGGAACAACACAAGCGGCTATCGCGGCGTTTCGTTCATTAAGTCCCATGGCAAATTTAGAGCAGCAATCGGCATTGGTGGAAAGAAAAAGCATATCGGCTACTTCAATACGGCGGCTGAAGCGCATCTTGCTGTGGCTGAAGCGATCTTTAAGACCCGCGGCGATTTCGCGAGGGTCGTATGACAGCAGGAGCAAAGCCGCTCGGCCCGGCCGGAATGCCGGTGGTGCATACGGATGGCGTCCCGACCACCGAGTTCGGCGCCTGGCTCGATTACGTCAATCGCTTCATCGCGGCGCCGGGGCCGCTCGTGAGCGCGGCCAATGATACCGCCGCCGCCGCTGCCGGGGTGCCGGTGGGTGGAATCTACAGAATAGGTAATGCTGTACAAGTAAGGCTTGTGTGAACGGGAGGATCTGCCCCATGGGCATATTTTGATTATTTCAGCGGGCAGGACGCGCAGAACGCTGCGGATGCGCAGAAAGCCGGCATCCAGAAGGGCTACGGCGATCTGACGCCGTTTTTCAGCCAGGGCCGGGACGCGCTCACGGGCGCGCTCGGCACCGGCACGGGCGCGCTCAACACCGCGCTCGGCAACGCGACGAGCGCCTATGGCACCGGGCTGACGGGAGCCACCGGAGCGCTCGGGCAATCGCTCGCCAACTCGACGGCGCCGTTTCAGACCAATTTGCAGCAGGCGCAAGCCGGGCAAACGCAATACGGCAACGCGCTCGGCCTCAACGGCGCAGCCGGAAACGCTCAGGCGCTCTCGGGGTTTCAGAACAACCCCGGCTACCAGTTCCAGATGGATCAGATGATGCAGAACCTGCTGCGCAATCAGCAGGCGACGGGACAGGCCAATTCGGGTGCGACGAATGTCGACACCTTGCAGCAGGCTTCCGGCCTCGCCAATCAGGGCTGGCAAAGCTACCTGCAAAATCTGCAGCCGTACATCGGCGCTTCGAACGCGGCCGCGCAGGGCATAGCCGGTGCCAATCAGAATTACGGCAATCAGGTCGCAGGCGCCAATCTCGGCACGGCCTCTGGCCTCGCCGGAACCAACGTCAATGTCGGACAGCTCCTCGCCGCGCTCAATCAGGGCACCGGCAGCCAGTTGAACCAGAGCCTGCAGGGCCAGGGCAATGCGGCCTACGGCGCTGCCACGGGCATCGGCAACGCCCAAGCCAATGCGGATCTCGCTCAATACACCGCGTCCGGCAACTTGTGGAACACGCTGCTCGGCGGCGCCAATGCCGCAGCCAAAATCGCGGCGGCGTAAAGGACTGATCAATGGCCGGTCCCCAAGACTATCTGACGGTGAAAGGACCGGAAGGCGCCAGCTATTCGCTGCCGAAATTCGACCTCGGCTCACAGATCGCGTCGCTCCCGACTTCGTATCAGGAGGGCCAGCAGTACGGCGTCAAGCGCGCCCTGCAGACGGCGTTCAAGGACGGGTTTCCTACCGATCAGCAGGGAAATCCCGATTACAATGCAATGGCAACCCGCTTGCTGGCGATCGGCGGCCCTGAAGCCGCGCAGCCATATTTCCAAATGGGCTTGCAGCAGGGCAATGCAGCCGGCAATCAGGCAGTTCTCGGCGGCCAGCCGGCGCCGCAAGGTGGCCAAGGCAATCCGCCGCAGACATTCACGCCGATGGCGCCGAATGCAGCGACCGGCCCCAGCGGCATCACGGGCGAGCACCCGAGCACGGGCGGCGGCTCGATCTTCCCGTACAAGCCGGGAACGTCGCCGCCGCAGATCATGAGCGGCGGCCCGCAAGGTGGCGCCGGCCTTGGCGGCCAGCCAGCGCCGTTTGCCGGCAATCGCGATCAGCAGGGTGCGCCTCCTGGTCCAGTAGGTGGCGGCACGATCACCCAGGACGGCACCACCGGCCAGCCTGCGGCACCTACATCATCGCGCGAGACGGCAAATAATGGCCAGCAGGACCGGCGCATTGTGGCAGCCGATCGTCTCGACGCGCAAGCCGCGATAATTCAGCAGCAGGCATTGCGCTATGGCCAATCTCCGGCCGCGGTGAAGACGTTGCAGGACCGCGCACAACAACTCACGGACCAGGCCAAGCAGTATCGCGAGGCGGCGCTGAAGGACACGGAGGCCACGCCTGAGCTAAAGAATCTTACTTCGGGCGCCTCCGGAAAAACCGCGATCCAAAAGCAGGAGATCGATCAATCCGGAAAACTCTATCAAAGCCTTGTTGGCCAAGGTCGCACCGGTAGCACGATGGTGCATGACGCCCAAGAGGCGCGCTCTCTCCTGCAGCATCCTGATATGTTTACCGGCCTTGGGGCTGAAACGGCAGGGAAGACGGTTCAGCTCGCCAGGTTGGTCGGCCTTCCGGCAACCAGCAAACTGCCTGATTTGCAGGCCGAATTGCTGAAAACCACATCGAACTCCGTTCTCAATCAAATGTCGCTCCTGAAGGCATCTTCGGAGGAAGGCGGGGCCGGATCGGCGGGCCGGATATTTGCCCCCGAAGTCGAGCAGATGATCAAATCCTCGGCCAGTATAGAAAACCCGACGGCGGCAAATCTTTACTTGACTACGCTCAAGGAGCGTACCGGCTCGTTTCTCAGTCAGATTGGTCAAATGGCTATCAAATACAAAAAAGAACATGGCGGCATCCTCGATGCCGGCTTTGATCAGGAACTGTCAGACAAACTTGGAAGCCACCACGCCATGACGGACCAGGAGAGACAGGACCCGACATTGCTTTCAAGTCGGGAGTTTAATTCGCCGCAAGAGGCAATGAAGGCCAAGGTGCAGCCTGGGGAGACAATTCGAGTCCGTACCGGTCCCGGTATGCTGGACTTCAAGTATCTCCACTATGGCGGCGTAAGTAAGGGTGGCGTAAGTAAGAGGCCTATGAACCTATGACTGACGCTGTCACCGTATCGCCAGACGAATGGTCGGGGGCTGGCTTCAGGGAACTTCCGCAGCCTTCAGGGCAGACGGCCACCGGAAACTCGTCAGCTACCGGAGACCCTTGGGCGGCGGCCGGGTTCACAGACATAGCGAACTCCGCTCCGCCCAAGCCAGGCGGCCTCGCTGGCGCATGGGATGAGATCAAGAACCGTTTCAATAACGAGTCCGGCGGCGGACTGATCGGCATGATTGGCCACGCCTATCACTTGGGGTCAAAACTCGGGTCCGGCGAGATTGATCCGTCCACACCGGAGGGCGCGCTGGCCGGCGCTGATGCAGCCCTTACCTTCGGGCCGCCGACGCCTGGAGCGCTTGGAAAGCTCCTTCCGAACGCTGGCCGCGCCACCACCCAGGCTTTGTCTCCGGGTCAGCAGGCCGCGGCCACCGCGGAACGCCTTGGCGCGCCACTCCCAAGGGGCGTGGCGAGTGATAGCCGTGCCCTGCAATCGACGACATCGGCAGCGGCTTCCGTTCCGATCATCG